CCAGGGTGCAGAAGGTGCGCAAGGTACCCCAGGCACTAATGGAGCGCAAGGTGCCCCAGGAACTAATGGTGCCCAGGGTGCAGAAGGTGCGCAAGGTACCCCAGGCACTAATGGAGCGCAAGGTGCAGAAGGTGCTCAAGGTACCCCAGGAACTAATGGAGCGCAAGGTGCCCCAGGAACTAATGGAGCACAGGGTGCTCAAGGTGCTCCTAACCCAAATGCTATAAGTGTAGATGTTTCAAATGCTACAGGGAATGTTGAATATCGTAATCTATTAATAGATGCAACTGGTAATTCTGGTGAAACCTTATATGCCACCAGTTCATTTACATTCAATCCAGTTGAAAATAAAATACGATTAGGAAGTGGTAGTGTTGCAGAGAGTGAAATTTGGTTATGGAATGGTTATAATAGTACAGGACTACCTGCAAGGTTTAGTATTGGTCTAGGATATAGTACTTTAGGTAATCAATCTGATGTAGCTGGTAATTCCTCTAATACTGCTATAGGTTATCAATCTCAGAATCTTCACTATGGTAGATTAAATACTACATTAGGAGTCCTTACTTTAATAAATTCTGAGGTTACAGGGATTGAGGGAGTTGGTAATATTGCTGTAGGATACCGAGCTTTACAAAATGTAAGTCAATCATTAAATAACTATGGTATAGCAATGGGTTATGACGCTCTACGAAGTGGTGGATCTAATAATGATATTGCTATTGGTTATCAGGCTTTATTAGAAGGAAATAAAGGACCATTTGGTACAAGTAAAAATATCGCTATTGGGTATAATGCAATGCAAGGTGGAATTAATTCTGATGGTGGTAATAATATTGCTATAGGAACTAGTGCTCTTAGTACTCTTTTAGGTAACGTATCCAATAATATAGCCATAGGTAATTTAGCTGGTAGTAGTGTATCTAATGGTGAAAATAATATTTTACTAGGAGCTTCAGCAGGTAGTACTATAACTACAGGTACTGGTAATATTGTATTAGGAGGATATGCTGGTAAATCCGCAACTCAAAATAACAATATAGCTATTTCAGATGGAGCAGGAACATTAAGAATGTTTGTTACTGGCTCTACTGGTTTTGTAGGTATTAATACTAATACCCCCACATTTCAACTCCAAGTAAATGGTACATTAAGTGCTACTTTATCTTCTAATTCAGATGGGGCTAATTTAGTAGCTTATAACTCTTCAACCAATGAAGTTCAAAAGACTAACAATATTGTTATTGATGATAATTCTTTTAACCCTAGTGGTAGTGGTATAGCAGCTAATAATACTTGGTTAGTATCTCGTGATGGCTATAGTATTGATAGTCAAGTATACATGGGTTATGTTAGTGATACTAATTTAGGAGCAAGTGGTGGTATTAATAATATTATACTTACTATCCCAAGAAACACTTATGCTGCTATCTGGATTGAATATGTAACTGCAGATTCTACTTATGCCAATATGAGAACTCAAACATTTATAGCTCATTGGGATAATGCCTCAGCTATAGAATGGACTAACACCGGCCCTGAAGATATAGGAACAGTTGCTTCAGCCCCACCAGCTTTAAATGCTGTTATATCTAGTACTAATGTTTTAGTTCAAGCTACTAGTACAGCTGCTAACCAAAGAATGTTCGGTACATACCGCTTAATTAAAAAGATTTAAATAGAATAATATGGGATTTTTTCAAGCTACAAATGGTATAGATAGTAAAGCTAATGTTTTAGTTTCTGGTAGTTTATTTGTATCAAGTAATATAAATACAACTAATTTATTTACAACCAATATAAGTGCTTCAGGTACTATTTCAGGTAGTAATATATCAGCTAGTGGTGATATTATTGCTCAAGATGATTTATTTGCTAAAGGAATAAACAGTACTACTTCTCAAACCCTACCTTTAGTTGTTGTTGATACCTCAACAGGTCAATTATATTATACAGAACAGCCTAGTCAATTAGCTAGACCAAGTAATGCAACTGTGTTTATAACAGGATCTACTAATGCTACTTTCAATGCCTCTTCAGTACCAACAATTTTCCAAATAAATGGAGGTACAATCTTAGCTTATCCTAATTCAGCCACCACAGGAAGGGTTGTTATAGGGTTAGCAGATGTTTTAACTGATTATCAGGTATCTATTGTTAATTATGGGGGAACTACAGAATCCCAAGGTATCCAAATCACTACTCCAAATAGTCCTGGTGGGTTTGTTTGGGATGTATTTTTTACAGGCTATGTAAGTAGTACTAATGAAATATGGTGGGAACAATTCCTTAACCAAAACAGTGGAACTGGAGTTACTCCTTCTAGAGAATTAGACCAATCTGGTAGAATTGAAATTACTATGGATTTCTCTAGTAATGTTATTGTTTGTTGGGGTAGTAACTGGGCTTAAATTATTTAAAATATGGCTACAATTTATTATAAAATATATATAGACGGTAAATACGCCGATACTAATGGTAATCCTGTAAATAGAGAAGATGCAGCAATTTTTGCTTCCTTAGAAGAAGTTGCTACATTTACCCAAACCTACTTAGGAGAAGAAGAATACTTAATTCGCTGTTGGGTTAAAAAATCATAAACTAACTTAAAATGTGGTTATATCAAAATAAAGAGGTCCTCTCTCTAGAGGATCTCCCCCAAGACACTTATGGTTTTATCTATATAGTTACTCATTTACCTTCAGGTAAATCCTATATTGGTAAAAAATCGTTATTCCATAACGTAAAGAAAAAACTCACCAAAAAGCAACTTGCTGAACAGACTGGTAGAGGTAGAAAACCAACTACTGAGGTGGTTCAAAAGGAAAGTGATTGGAAATCCTACTACGGTTCAGCTAAACCTATCTTGGACCTAATAAAAGAAGATAAACAAGAAGAATTCACTCGTGAGATTTTACAGTTGGTTCCTAATAAAAAGTTATTAACTTACTATGAATGTAAGTATTTGTTTATGTTAGGTGTCATAGAACAACCAGATGGATACTTCAATGATAATATCCTTGGAAAATTCTTTAGAAAAGACTTTGCTGAGTAAGATATCTTACGTATCTTACCTCGTATGATAAACCAATTAGTTGCGAATTTAATTAACTCAGTTTTAGGGCATGGTAAACCTACCGCACGTGGAAACCAGGCCCACACTTGTCCTTTCTGTCATCACCATAAACCTAAACTAGAGATTAATCTAGATGAAAATGCTACCCACTATCAAAAGTGGCATTGTTGGGCTTGTAATAAGAAAGGAAGTAGATTACTTAGTCTATTTAAAGCAATAGATGCTTCTATAGATAAGATAGAAGAACTTAAATCCCTAGTTGGTTCCGGGTTCAGAATAGTAACTCAAGAACTTAAGACAGATCTTAAACTACCAGAAGAATTTAAACCCCTATCAGAGATTACAGAAAGAGATATAGTAGGTAGACATGCCTTAGCTTACCTAAAGAAACGAGGCGTTAGTAAACACGATATACTTAAATATAATATAGGATATTGCGAAGGCGGTGCCTTTGACAAGATGGTGGTTATACCATCGTATAATAACGAAGGTAAATTAAATTACTATGTGGCTCGCAACTTCAATCCTAACTCTAAGGTAAAGTATAAAAATCCTACACTAAGTAAAAACATTATACCTTTTGAACTATACATTAACTGGTCCTCACCTCTAGTATTATGTGAGGGTATGTTTGATGCTATGGCTATCAAACGTAATGCTATTCCATTATTAGGTAAGCATATCCAGGATAGCCTAATGAAAAAAATTGTAACATCAACTGTAAAGCAAGTCTATATTACCCTGGATAAGGATGCAATGAAGGATGCTTTACGTTTTGCTGAATTATTAATAAACGAGGGTAAAGAGGTTTACCTCGTGGATCTAGATGAAAAGGATCCAAGCGAAATGGGTTTCACTCATTTTACAAACCTTATCCAAAACACTCAGCCTCTAACCCAATATGGTTTGATGGCTAAAAAACTCCAATTAGTATGAGTAAAAGAAACATTAAGCACTCTTATGATCGTATCTTAGAAATTTCAGAAGATGCTAAACAAATTACAATGCCCGACTCACGTTACTATAGACGTAATGGAAAATATTATCCTTCTATCACTTATGTTTTAAGTGCCTACCCTAAAGGAAAACATTTTGAGGACTGGCT